ACCCATTTTCTACCCAAGCGGTCTACATCAACAGGTGGTAAACCTTGCACAGTTATTTGTTGTATTCCATTTTCGTCGCCTTTGATTATGTAAGTTTTTGCTCCTACTATCATTTTTAAAACTTCGGTTCCGAAACTCGGTACAAAGCCATTTGGTGTTTGATACAACAAAGGCACGCGCCTTACTAAATTGTCCACCTCTGTTGGAGCCGAGGAAATACCTTGGGGGAGAGATTGAAGTATCAGTGTATTTTCTACGACTCCAGAGGCAGAAATGCCAGATATATTATCGCCTAGCAAAACAGTACCAGTTGTCGGTGGATATTTTTTATTGTCATATTCGTACATAGATAAAACAGATGGGCCATAACTTAGTGCTTCTAAAAAAACTTCATCGCCACCAAAGCGATCGGGTTGTGGAAAGCTAACTACCCAACCTACACCAAGCGCACCTGCATTTAATAGATCTACATGTATTTGTGCTAAACGACTTCTAGGAATAGGCCAACCACCCTCTTTTTCTATGTCCTCTTCACCAATACTTAAAATAACAAAGTTACCACTAGGTTGTTGTTCTTCTACAAAAGCATCAAATGTTTGTAATTTTAAGATCTCTAAAGGGTATAACTGAAACAACAGTGGCAGTAATAGTATTATAAATGTGGTGAATATAACTTTCTTCATCAAGAACCCTGCCTTATTGTTATGCTTGAGTTGCCTGTGCCATTTATTTGCACAACTTTAGATACGCCGTCTTGTATAAAAATTACTGTGTAAGACTGATCGCCATTCACAAGAACCTGGGCACTTTGATTGACTGTACGGATTAGTTTTACTTGGCTACCTTGAATTAGTGTGGTGATTTGTGTGTCTCTGTCTTGACCAACAGCTGTGCCTGCTATGTTAATACCAGCAACAAAATTAGTAAGCTGGTCTTCTTCTTCTTTAGTATCTAAATCATCTATAACATCTAGCAAATCCTCAAGAAAATTTACATCTAATAAATCAATATCTAGCTCTGTAAAATCAAAATCTGGATCTTCTTCCAATAGATCCTCTGCTAATAAGTCTACATCTAAATCTGTAAAATCTAAGTAATCAGCAGTTTGTGTTTGTTGTACTTCTTCTTCTGCTATTTCTTGTTTAGGAGGTGAAACTATAAGTAAATTATCAATAAATTCTAAAGATATATCAAGGGTTACAGGTTTAGATGGCGTGCTTTCAAAGACAGTTGTAGTGGTGGCTTGGTAGGGTTTGTTTAGTACAACTTGCCCTGCTGCGGTTGTTACTAATATTTCGCCGCTAGCATCTCCAAACTGATCTGGCAAAAGAATTATTAAACTTTCGCCAAGCTCATTTACTGTCGCTGTGAAATCCGTGCCTCTCACAAAAATCTGTGAAGTCGGCGTAGATAGAGTTATATTTTTTTTGTTAAGTTTATTTACATTGCCAGATATGAAACGAATAGTACCGCTGGCAAACTGCAAAGCCATTTCTGATTTATCCGGGTTTGGATCAAAAACATACTTATCAATCAATAGTTGTGAATGTTCGGTTAGCTTTACTGTGCTGTCATCAAGAAACGTAATCGCAACACGACCAGCTCGTGTTTGTACCTCATCGTTAGAGGCAATATCAAAATCTAATTCTGCTGGATAAGTTTCATCCCTAACTACCTGGCCGTAGCCTTTTAATTCGGTAATATCACCGATACTAGCAACTTGTGCTTGTACCGCCGTCGCTTTGTACGATGCAGATATTAGAATTAGAAGTGTTAGAAATGATTTTAAGCCAGTCACGAGCTAAAGTAGATGTTTGATCTATGTTAAAAGTATTACCGCTGCCATCTAGGTCAAGGTAAAAATATCCAGCGTCGCTTGAGCTTGCGCCATAGCCACTACCAGTAAAGTTTACTGTGTTCGTTGATCCGTTGATGTCCATATAATTTGTTGCATATTCGTAATCAATATCAAAATCAAGATCGTTGCTGTCGCCAGTAATAATCCAATCCAAGTCCAAATAACTTGCATCGTCATCTTCGCCTATTTTTATGTCAGCAGTGTTGCTTGATCCTGTAACATCGATGTTTAAATTTACATAGTCTGTTGAACTAAGACCAGTAGAGTTCATCAATAAGTCCCAAACATTGCTGTCGCCATCAAACTCAAAAAAACCTGTAAAGTTACCGCCGTCTATAGCATCGGATCTGAAAATATTACTAGATCCTATTTGATTAATGTCGAGTACCATACTTGCTCCGTCTAAATCGAGAGCAGTCATTGTGCCAGATACAGCAGATGTACCACCAATAAGGTTGGTAGATCCTAGCTGTTCAAGATCAATAGAAGCATTAGAGCCGCTTTGATCTACAAAAATTTCATTATCAGCTAACAAGGTAGCTGAAAACAAAAGAATAAATAAATATCTCATTAGTTCTCCGTAAAAGTCCAAAACCCTTTTTCACTACCCTGGTTTATTATATCAACGATACCAATTTCCATGGCGCTTTGCAAAGCGATAGACTTACTTTCGTTCATAGCATTTCCAGACTCATACTCAACTAATTCAAGACCATCGGCTATATATCTAAAATAATCTTTAGATATTCCTACTGATAAAATTGTTTTGGTTGTTAAGTTTTCAAGTAGTATTTCGCCTGTGCTTACCGACACCATTCTTATAGAAACCAACACAGTATCTTCTCGATATTGCTTACTTGCACCTATACCTAAGTATCTTGCACCAATACCACCTGTAAGCAGGTTAGTGTTGTAGTCTACTATACCACCCTCAATTATAAGGCCAGCAAAAAGCAATGGAAGCTGTTTATTATTTTCATCAAATTTTTCACGAGTAGATCTAATTATCTGCCTCTCTTTTGTAATGTGATCTATTCCGCCACGCTCAACTACACGAAAAAACCCAGATTGTTTTAATGCTCTTATTAAGTATGTTTCTGGCGCTTGCGTCATTGCAGTAGAAAAATTAGCATATCCATCTACACTTTTTCTTTGCCCGGTGTAGTCACTAAACTTGTAAACAGCTACCACAGGTTTTTGTTTGGGAGAGGGTACCTCTAGTATTTCTTTTGTAATTGGTCGATTTACAAATGCTGACTTAGAAAAACACTCGCGCTTGTTAATGATAGTTACTAGGTCTTTATAGTCTTGGTCTGGGTTTTTTAAGCAAGGTGAAACATACTTTTGATGCGTCGTGCAACTAACCACCAAAGCCAAAGTCGCCAATAGGGATAGTGATTTCGGTAGTGCTTTCATCTAAAGTATTATAAATGGTTAATGTTATGTATGTCCCATCGGAAGTCCAACTTATTATGTTGTCAAATAAAGTAAAAGATCCAGAGGTTGCTGGGTTTTCACCAAACAACTGTTCAACTAATTGACGTGAGAGCTGGGCAAAAATACGCGATTCAAAATTGCGAATGAATCTAGCCAAAGTTGTGTTTTCTTCCTCACGTTTTGCTGCTTCTTTCAAGGCCTTGATTTCTGCGGCCAAGGCCTCACGCCTAGTAAACTCTTGATTTTCAATGGTCAAATAATGAGCCGAAGTTCCGACACCGCTGAAAGAAGGGGATTTGAAGCCAAATTTAATTTCATCTCCAAATATAAAAGGTGTGAATAATAAGATATAACTACTTATTATTTTTATGAGAGGATTTTTGTATATTACTTTTTTCATTTTCTTTTAGCCTAACAACAGTGTCGACCTTCTCTTTTAACCTTATCATATCTTGGTCAAGTAGTCGAAGCTGATCAGTCAGTCTGATAATGGTAGTTTTCATCTCAGATACAGCAGGATCTATGGTTTTTGTTATTGTTTGCCATACATAGTAAACAAAATAGCCTAGACCTATAACCATTACTGTAGGAAAACCAAACTTTTGTATGAGATCGACAACCTCCATTAATCTCTCCGAGCATCTATTTTGCCGTCTTCTACAAAGTTTTCTGCTCTAGCTATTCGGTCAAGATCTGGCGGTATATCTAACGCACTACTGACAATGGTGTCTATGCGTATGATGTCGTTGTTCATTATGGAAGCTCTAGTGATAAGCATTTTAGTTATGCCCTGGACAGTTTTGATTTCTGCCACAAGTCCAGTCATAAGTTGTTTGATTATGATAAAAATAAAGTAACCCATGATAAGGCCACTTGCGATTGGCAAACCTAAATCACTAATCAAGCCTATGGCTTGGTCCATTAGTCTTCGCCTTTAAACTTTTTGCTTTGTCCAGATGTGCCAGCGTAAATACCAAACACCGCTGCCATAGCGCCGACGACGATTGATACTAAACCTGCTTGTTCAAGGTTTGGCTCGTCAAGAATCATAAACCATGTCACTACTTTGTATAACAAAACGATGTAAACACTGACAAAAATTCTAGGAAAGATTCGCCAAGCATCTACTGTTTTAGCAAGAAAAATCCATTTTTGAAAAGGATTATTACCGCTATTGTGTTGATTGACGTCAATGTCAAGCTCAAGTTTTTTCTTAATTACAGAATCTTTGTTTTCGGTTGTATCTTTAAAGCTACCTGTTACATCTATGTTTTCTTCTGTATTCATAAAAACGATGCTAACCCAACCACAGCCACAATAAATGGATATACGGCCCAAATCATACTTTCTAATTTATCAAACTTTTTCGATCCCTCCTCAAGCCTTCTTTCTATGTTTTCATAGCGTATAGCACACTCGCGTTCATGCGCAGCTATTTTATCCATTGCTTGACGAAGATCTGACATTTACTTTTTAGATTTTTTTACTCTTACTTCGGTGTATGCTTCATTAACATCCGGAGTAGATTTATCGTCGCCAACGTATTGGCCTTTTTTGTTTCTAGTCCTAACCTTTTTACGTTCTGTGTCAGTCCAATAGTCAACTACCTTTTTCCACCAGCTCATATTATTTCTCCTTGGCGCGTCCTATATTCAGCGCAAATAAATCAATTATAGAATATACCTTCTTAAAAAAATTATCATCCTTGGGCGTTGGAGTCAAAGCTGCTATCAAAGACGCAATGGTTACGATTGCATTGCAAATCATTATAAATTTTAAAATACTCATTATCACTCCTTGTCTTCGTCTTGTAGACTATCGACATTTTCTTCTACAGTCTCTTCCAAACTTTTAAGTTTTTCTACGACAGCTTTTCTTGTTAGAGCAACGGCTTCGAGCTCGTTGCCACCCCATGCACCTCTTTTTGAACTAACATCAATAAGTTGTAACATGTTTAAAAATAATTGTCTTTCTTCCATATTGCACTACCTTAATAAATAATTTAACCGCTTAAAGTTTTAGTAACAGATGATGGTGTAATTTGTTGAGATATATTTGAATCTAATGATGCTTTCATAGCTGTGACTGTATCAGCAGTCAATGCAGTTTCTACCCAGCCTTGCACATCACTATTAGTAAGACTTGACCAATTTTTAAAACTAGATAAATCATCTGTATTTAAATTTTGTGTACCGTATGACCTAGCTATTAAATTATTGCCATCACTGTCTTTATTAGTGTCATCTGTAGCAGTTAATGTCCAATGCACATTATATACAACATTTGATTTACCGCTTTTAGTTGGGTATGTATCACAAGTTTTACAGTCCCAAGAATATGATATTGCCATATTATTCTCCTTTTATCCTATTTTTACTGCAACTAAAGGTCTGCCATCACTTTGAGTTGCCCATATTTTTCCTACACATAATTGATATTCTTCAAATGTAGGATTTGATTTAGCTACACATTGTATAGCTGTTCCATTTGCTTGTGGATATACATAATCACCCACATTAAATGAACCTGTTATATTTACTGGTACTTGACCACTAAATGCTATTCTGTCATGTTTTTGTCTTTCTATTTCTGCTTGTTCATCTGATAAACCTAAGCCTACATCACCCCAAGTATCACCACCAACATAAGATGGGTCTGTAGATTTAATTACAAAAGAAATAGCATCATTAAATACATCTGTCAATTTGCCTGTAGAATCTACACCACAAACATCACCTTTTGCTATAGTTCCACAACTATCAGCTTTTTTCATGTATTCAGCATAGTCAGCACCTGAAGCGTTTATAGTACCACCAGCATTTATAGAACGACCTGTTGTACCATTTCTACCAACCCTCATTGCTGTATCAGTAGTATTCCAGTTTTCATTAGAAACTCTAAAGACTGCAAAA